ATCTGGTCAAAGAGCATGTTGGCGTTCTGCACGTCGGCGCCCTTGGCGGCGTTGGCGACGTTGGCCTTGTCCTCGGCGGCGGTCGGCAGCGTGCCTTGGATCGGCTTCCAGCCGTCCTTGGTCATCTGGAGGCCGACGCCCTTGGGGAGCTTGATTCCGAACTGCTGCTCCATCTGCGCCATTTCCTCCGGGGTCGCCAAGCGGCCCAAGCGATCCGCGCTGCCGGGCATGCTGAAATTGACCACGGGCGCGCTGGACTTGTTGAGTTGCTCCCGCATGGCGGCTTCAAACTCGGGCGTACCTTGCTTGTAGCCGGCCTCAATCAAGTTGCGCGTGAGTGTGGTGCGGCTCTCGCCCTTCTGCGCCTGCTGCGCCATCTTGTTCTGATGGTCCAGCTGCTTACCTGCGAACTCCGGACCGATGATGCGGGCCATCTGCTGCATTTCCGGCGGCAGGGTGGCGACGTACTGCGCCCACTGCTGTTGCTTCTGCTGCTCGGCGGTCATGGAACGGCGCTGCATTTCCTGCTCTTCCGCATACGCCCGGGCTTCCTGCCCCATCTGATCCGCGCCAGCCCACGCTTGACCAAAGGTGATCGGCCGATCCGACCAACCGCTCGCCTGCAACAGCCCGTTGCTCATCGCCCGCATCTGCGCCTGACGCAAGCGGCGGCGCTCTTCCTCCGTCCACAGGTCGTCCATCGGGGCGCCTGCGTTGTACATGCCGAACAGGTTGCCCCAGCCGCTACCGTTGTCGCGCAGCATCTAACAGTCTCCTAGCGTTCGCGGTTGCGCGGCGCCCACAGGGCGGCCAGGTGCGCCCGCCACGAAGCATCGCCGGGGCCTTCGCGCATGAGGGTGAATACGTCGAGGTCGGGGCGCCGGCCACGGGGCGGCGGATTCGCATGAGAGCGCAGCGGCCCCTGCCCCTGCGGCAGCTCTTCGGGCGGCTCCGTGCCGGGGATGGCCGGCATCACAAAGCCCGTGGGGGCCGGGTTGCTCGGCTGCCAGTTCGGATCATTCGGCATGATCCCCATGCCGGGCTGTGGGGTGTAGCCGCTCGGCGAGCGAATGCCGAACATGGTGCGAAGTGAGTCCATGAAGCCGGGGCTCTGGCCCTGCTGCGACTGGCCTTCGCCACTCGGGCGGATGCCGAACATGCGTTCCAGCACGTTGCCCTGCGGCTGCTCACCGTTTCCACTTTCCCCGAACAGGCCGCGCGCCACGCTGGCCCCCGGGAACTGCCAACCGTGGCCATCCTGCGAGTCATAGACGTTGCCCGGGATCGCCCAATCCAAAAGCTGCTGCCACTGGAAATTTCGCGTGCCAGGGATGCCGTTGGCGACGCCTCGGGCTTCGCGGGTGAGGAAGTTGCGGCCACTGCGCGCGATGCGCTGCCCGACGGTTGAGCGGTTGTTGTTCGGCATGTTCGCTCCTTAGCCGTAGGCGCCCATGAGGCCGCCCATAAGGGCGCCCCACCAAGAGCCGGTCTGCTGGCCACCATTCATCGCGCCGCCGAGGAACCCCGACGTGCGGTTGCGGAACATCGGCGTGGTCGTCGAGCTACCCGGCTGGTAGGGCGAATTGGTGACGGCGCTGTAGCGGATGTTGAGGTTGTCCAGCGGGAAGTTCTGGCGGTTCATCCACTCCTGATAACGCGCATCGCGCATCATCTGGTCGTTGTCCTGCATCATGTTGCCGATGTTCATGCGGTTGTTGAGGTCGTTGGACCCCAACTGCTGATACATGCTCGCCAGACTGCCCCACTGCCCCGCGTTGTCGCCCAGCGTGCGCGCGGCATCCAGGCCGAAGTTCCGCATCGCCAGGTCCGCGCTCAGCCCTTGGCCGGCGTTGAACTGATTGGCCTGCTGCGCCATGCCCGCATTGAACTGATTCATCTGGTTCACGGCGGACTGATTCATCCCCTGCGCTTGCAGGTTCCGGCTAATGTCCGTGTTCGCCATCTGCTGCGCGTTCTGATAGCCCGACATCGCCGAGTTCAGCGCCAGGTCGCTTGCGCTCTTGGAGAACGCCGCATCCGTGAGCCCGGCCTGCACGCCATGTCGCGCGCCGCCAAACGCCTTGGCCTTGGTCGCCGCGTCGTTGTTGGCGAGCTGCGTCATCTGTCGCTGCTCTTGCAGGTTCCCCAAGGCATTGCGCGTGACCTGATCGGTCCAGGGGTTCATGTATTGCTGCAGGTTGGTCCCCGCAAGGGAACCGGACTGCACCATTGCCGAAGGACCGGCAAAGGCCGCATTCATGCCGTAGTTCTGCATCGGCCGGGTGGCCGCTTGGGAGGCTAGATCGTTCGCCTGCGCCAGCCCGGCCCCCGCCCCTTGCAGGAACGGCATGTACGCGCCCGAGAAGTTCATGGCGTCGTTCATCGCCGACTGCTGGAGCTGGTTCATCGGCGCAATGCGGTCCTCGGGGTTGTAGCCCTGATAGCCCGCGGTGTCGCGCTGGTCCGCTAGCTCATTGGCCCGGCGGATGTTCTCGCGCATCGGGCCTTCCAGCCACGCCGGATACTGCGTGATCTGGTTGACCGTTTGGGGTTTGCTGCTGGTTCCCATTACAGGGTCGCTCCATTCTTGGCGGCGAGGTACGCCAGCACCGCAGTGTGTTCGGCGCTTGTGAACGGCCTGGCTAGGTGAATCAAGCCGTAAATCCGCCCGTCCAGAAAGTTCGTGGCCGCGTTGTGCCGCTTGCCGATGGTCAGGACGGATGAATTGGTCTTGATCGTGCCGGTGATCGCCGTCGCGCCGGTCGCTGACGTTCCGTTGCGGAAGGCTTCGACGCTGGTCGTGCCGGTGAACAGCGACAACGGGGTAAACCCGGAGGCGCTATTGCGCGCAACGCTCAGCCCGAGCCCCAGGTGCGGCATTAGTCGTACACCGCTACCAGATCGGTCGCCGTGGTGTTGGTGGATTTCACCGCCCACACCTTGACCGGGAGGGTGCTGCCCGCCGGCATGCCCTTGAACAGCACCGCGGAGCCGGCGCTTCCTGCGGCCGCAGGCACCACCGAAACATTTCCCGCGACGCCGACGTAGACATGCACCGGCTCGGCGAAGGTATCCGCATCGCTCGGCGTGATCGCCTGCGCGCCGTTCGGGCGATGCGGGATGTTGATCGGCTGGCTATGGCGCCAGACCCGAGTGAGAGCGACAACGGCCATTAGATTTCCTTCCGAAACACGGTTGCGACGGCGGCGCCCGTCCCCAACGCCCGAGCCCAGCCCGGACGGCCGATAACTTCCATCTGCGAACAGCCCTCGCCCTTCGCCCACTGCGTGACGAATTCGGAAAGCGGCTTGATTTCGTCCAAGTCCCCACCGCCGAAAATGACGGTGCAGGCCTTGAGCCCCGAGGGCCAGGTGGCGATCTGCGTCACCAGCGCGCAACGGTGGCCGGCAAAGAGCTGCATGTCCCCGCAGGCAATCGCCTCGCGGACGTTCTCCAGCGTGTAGCGTCCGCCGCAGTACGGCAGCGCGGATTCAATCCACGCCGCGCAGCGGTCGAACTCAGTCACGCGGTGACGCCCTTCACCAGCGCAAAACGAATGACAATCGCCTCGCTCAAACTGCCCGCGGTGTTGTTGCGGACATAGATCGTGGCCGAGCCGGCGGCGCATTCGGCGTCCAGCGTGTAGGACGCGCGACTGCCCGCCCCGACGTGGTTCAGCACCAGCAAATCCGTCGCCGCAATCGCGCTGTTGGTCAGCGTGAAAAAGACCGTGGCGCCGGCGGCCAGCGCGGCGTTGTTCATCGTGATTTCGCCGCACGCCTTGTTGAGCGTGACGTCGGTCGCCTTGCTAGTGGCCTGCGTGACCGTGCCGCCCGCGCCCGTGGCGTAGCCGATGCCAGAGGCGGCGCCGCTTGATGTAATGCTGGTCGTCGCACTCACTGCCCCGGTTACGGCGAGGCCGGTGCTAGTGAACCTTGCGACCTCGGCCGCATTGACTTGCACCGCAACTGGATAGTTATTGTTGGTGCCGACGTACCCGACACCACCGCCATTGACTATCTCAAACTGGATCGTGCCGTCCGTGAATCGTGCAAAGCCATTGACTTGCAGTTGACGGTCAGCCGGTCCTGCTCCGATAGCAGTGAGGGCGCTGAATACTTTCGCTCCGCTGACCGTCTGCGCGCTCGCAAGCGTCACATAGTCCGCGGCGTCCTGCGTGGCCATCGTGCCCAGCCCGAGCGTGGTGCGCGCCGCTCCGGCATTGGCGTCGTCTACCAGCGACAGGCCAAAGTCGGTGATGGTCTTGGCCGCGAGGTTTCCCGCCGAGGCGCGAGCCGGGAACGTGTTGGCCGCAAACGTGACTTGCGACATGGAATCGGCGCCGTCGCCAATCGGCAACGCGTTCGCGACCCAATTGTTCGCGGCCAGCTCGGTCAACGTGTCGTCGAGCGGCTGATACCCGGCCCTGAGCCCTTCCTCCAACTGGCGGAAGTTCTGCTCAATCGCCCGGTTGTTCTGCGCGTTCCAGTCGTTCTCCGCGCGAATCAGGGGCTTCACCGCTTGCCCCCCAGCCGCACGTCGAGCCGCATCGTGCCCAGGCGCCAGGCGCCGGACGTGTTCTCATGAAAACGGAGCTTGACGCCCCGGCCCTGCGCGCGGACATCCGTGTATCCGCTGTCCGCGTTGAGCGTGTACGGCCCGGCCGTGGTTTCGGAACTCTCCGGCGTGAACTTGGTCTTGAGCGTCACCGAAACGCGGTCGGCCGCGTCGCTCTCGTCGTGGATGATCTGGTTCACCCAAACATTGCGCTCGCCCGGCACCGCCTCAAACGGGCCGGACTCCAGAAAGACCGCCGTGGTGCGCTCCGAGCCGTCCGCGGTGTTGCCGTTCTCATGCTCGTGCCAGTAGCCCGAGGCGTCCGTGCAGATCGGGAAATCCCACACGCCGCGGTCCATCGCCGCGGTGCGGCTCAGCGAACCGATGTTCCAATGGTTCTCGATGTAGTTCCACACCACGTAGCGGTCGTTTTCCGTCGCATCCGCCGAGGGGTAAAACCACCACACTTCGTTGAACGCTGAGTTATGCCAGGCCGCGACCTTGGAGAGCTGGATGCGGGAGAGCGACGAAAACACGTAGTCGTGCACGTCGCATCGCAAGCTCTGGACCGATCCGTTGTAAAGGTGGAAGCCGTTCTGGCCCATCCACACCACGAACCCATCGGTCGCCACCTTGGCATTCGCCGAGGCAATGCCGCAGGCGTCCCCCACGCGGTCAAACCCGTAGATCAGCGTCCCGCCCACATACGCCATCAGATGCGCGTCGGTGTCCGTATGGATCAGCACGCCGCCCTTGACGCGCTCCCCGGTGACGATGCGCCCGTTCGTGGTCAGCAGGAAGTCGCCGGCCGTGTTACTGGTCGAAGGCGTCCACGTCGTGTTGTCCTCTTGGTGGGACCACTGCACCTTCCGCGGATCGCCGCCCGCGCCCAGCGCACACAACATGCGCTCAGGCGTCACCACCAACCCACGGCAGGAGGTGGGAGCATTGGTGATGACCGCAAAATCGTTCGCCGTGTCGAGCTGCCACTCCAGCAAGCGGCCGTCCGCCGTGTAGCACCCGACGAGGTATTCGCCCCAGGCGTCGAAGTGCCACGCATCCACCGCCACTACGCCGCCCGTGCCGGAGCGTGGTGTGCCGTAGTCGCCGTCACCATAGTTGCCGGCCCCGTAGCCCAGCGCCGTGCTGCCGGACGTGCTGCCGGTCGCGAACGCCGCCGGGGTGATGTCCGTTTGCGTGGTGCCGTCCCACACGTAGGCTTTCTGCTCGGTCCCAATCGCCAGGTAACGCGCGATCACCGACCCATTGAGCCGCCAGCCGAACACGGCGCAGGGGCGCCCGGTGAGGGCTACACTGTTGACGGTATCCCAGCCCCCGACGGGTTGAATCGTCCCGTTGGAGAAGCGCACTTGGGATGCGTCATACCAGCGCCCACGCGAGCCATACTCCGTGCCAACCCGAACCACGCCGGGCGGGATGTTCAGCGGAACGAGCATTAGACCGTGTACGCGAAGTGGAGCTGGGCGGTGATGCCTACGCCGCTGGAATTGCTGGCCCGGACCTGCGCTTCGTTGTTCGCCGCGTCGCCCTGAATTTCGAGGTGGATCGGGGTGCCGGAATTCCACGCCACGCCCATACCGACAAGTTCCGTGGAAGCGGCGATGTTCTGCGCCACGGGGAGCGAGACACGGGCCGTCATGTTGCCGGTCACGGACGGCGTGAGGCCCAGCTGCATGAACACATGAACGAGGTTGCCGACGCGGTAGTAGTAGGACAGGTTCGTGGTCGAGCTGGCGACGTTGGAGACGTTCGTCACGGTCGGCGTGTACGTGCCGGAGCCGTAGGTGCGCCGCCCGGTGCCATCGCCCACGGTGAGCATGTTGTCGTCGGAATCCCACACCACGGAGCCGTCCGCGGTCTGTGCCGGCGACGCGACCGCAGGCAGCAGGATGGTGCCCTCCGTGGCGTTGAGCGTGCAGCTCGCGCCGATCTTCACGCCAATGGCGGTCCCGGTGCCGTCGTCCTTGGTGCAGGCGTCGATGCTGTCTAGATCGGCGTTGAGCTTGGTGCCCCAGGTGGACGCGCTGGCGCCGACCTCGGGCTTGGTCCAGCCGCGGTTAGTGGTAGTGGTATCGGCCATAGGTCGCTCAGTAGAAGGCTTCGCCGCGCATCACCAACGGCGCGCCGCCCGCCTGATCCCCTTCCGAGGAAACCTTGTAGGCGTCGCACAGCTGGTTGTATTTGGATTCCCACACCGCCAGACGCTCGTCCTCATGCAGGAACGGCGCAGATTCGGCGAGCGTGGCGTACAGGTAGATGTCCGGGGCCGCCGCTAGCAGCCAGTTAGAGGACGTGGCGTCGGACAGCGAAGCGATGCGGGCGTAGTATGTGATCCCGAGCGTGACGGCCTCTGACTGCACCGGCAGCACTTCCAGTTCGCTGTTCACGACGCAGTAGTAGAGCGGGTTGCCCGTGGGGTCCCCGGCCCGTACCGAGTCCATCTGCTGCGGGGTCAGCGGCTCCATCACGCCCACGGTGTCGCCCTGGTACTCCAGATTGACCATGCGCGCGAAGTCAGACGGCAACGCCGTGAACTGCGAACTCACGCTGAGCGTCCCGCGGGAAATGCAATCGACGGTCCGCAAGCGGTCGTCGCGGTTCATCCGGGCTTCCGCCAGCGCGATGAACTCGGGAATCCGGTCCGTCAGGTCCGAACGGTTGAGCCAGTTGGCGACCGCCGTTTTCAGCTCGGAAAAGGTGCTGATTGCCATCAGTACCGCCCCTTCCAGATGCGGAAGCCCGATAGCTCCGCGTCATTCAGGAGCCGGCGCATGTGGTCCTCGTTCCGGCAGAACTCCACGAACGTGATGCCGTGGTCGTTGAGGTACTTCTCGACCAGAACGTTCGGGATAGAGGCCGCATGCACCCATTCCCGGTCTGCGGAATGAGTGAGGCCGGCGTTGTGCAAGGCTTTCGCCCGCTCCAGCGCCGGCTCACAGTCCTGCACGCGCTCGATAACGGACCGATCTTCCGTGTGGTCGTAGTGGAACCGCGTGCGGATGTCGCTCATTTCGGGGCCAGCAGCACCGAAATGACGCCCGTGGCCGCCGTGAGCGTGCCGGTGAAGTCCGCGCCAATCGCATCCCCGGCCGCAATCTCCAGATCGCTGTCCGTGGTCGAGAGCGTGAGCGTCTGGTTCGTGTTGGCCGCACCCTTGAGGTCCATCGTGCCGGAGTGCAGCGCCGTGCCATCAGCAATCGCCGTGGCGCTCGGGGCCTTCTTGACCGCCGCCGTGACCGCACCAACGTCCGAACCGGCGGCCGTGACACGGCCCACAATGGCCTTCACGCGATACGCACGCGACGCGACAAAGCTCGACTTATCGACCGAGTTTGCGTTGTATTCGATGTTGACCGACAGAAAGCCGTCCTGCCCCAGGTCGGCGCCCTGGATGCCGAACGCGCCTTTGTCGTCCTGCCTGATCTGACTCATTTCAATCCTCCAAAAGAAAAGCCCCGCCGAAGCGGGGCCTTTCAGGGCTCAGGGGTCGGTTACGACGTGGTGAGGTCGCGCACCGCGCCGGACGACTTCTCGTTCTTCGCGATCAGGCAGTATTCGGCGATCAACGCTTCCTTCTCGTTGTCGCCCGTCTTCGCCAGCTGGATGCGCTGGATCGGACGCAGCGAGCCGAGCGCCCAGAACTCCGGGTCGATCAGGAACGCGGTACGGTCGCGCTGCTGGCGCTCCGTGACCACCTTGAGGCGACCGAACGGGCCGACGTAGAACTCGATGGTCGCGACGATGCCCTTGGAGGTCGAATCGCTCATGCGGGTCGAGAACCCGGTGAACGAGTCGATCACGCCGCGGTTGTACGAGCCGACCATGAGCGTATCGGGGTCGCCGCCCTGGTCGTAGCACAGCTTATGCACGGCGCGCAGCAGGGTTTCCGAGAACGCACGCTGCGTGCCGTCCGTGGCCGCGGTGTTGGACGAGGGAACCGGCGACACGCCGTCCGAGGCGAGGCTGTCATTGGTGAAAATCCAGCCTTCCAGACCGCGCGTCTGGCGCTCCGTGCCGGCCGCACCCGCGTTGTACGTGCTGTTCTGGCACAGCGCGAAGTCCATATCGCGCTTGAGTTCCTTGCCGGCCTTGGCCATCAGGTAGGCCTTTTCCGACTTGCGGCCGTACTTCTCGGTCGCTTCCAGGGTGCCGGCGACGGTGACGGCCTTGCGGCTGATCTGGCAGTAGTTATCGGCCAGGACGGTCGCGGTCTGCGCGTCGCCCGGGATGTCGTCGCCTTCCAGCTGCTTGTTATTCGCCGCCGCGGCCAGGGTGTCGGTCTGCCACTGGTGCAGCTTCTGGCTGACCTTCACACGCGGGAGCATGGAGAGGAACGGGGTGTCGGTCGGCGCGACGTTGTAGATCGCGTCCTCGAAGGATTCCTTCTGACCCTTCGCGGTGTAGCTGTGGTAGGTGTTGCTCGGCAGTGCCATGACTGTTCCTTAGAGAAAGTGCTCGATGTAGGCCGCCGCGTCGTCGAGGCGGCCGGTCTTGCGTAGGCGGTCGCGCGCTTTCGCGGCGTCCACGTCCTTCGCGGTCGTCTTGGGTTTCGCGCCAGGCGCGGCCACTTGGGGCGCCTTGGGCGTGGTCTTTTGCTTCTGCGCAATGACCTTGCGGTACTGCATGGACTCGTAGGCCATCGCAAAGCCGTGGGCGTCCGTGGCCTGCTCGATCTGCTCACGGCTGTAGCCGTTGGCGAGCAGGTGTTCGCACAGTTCGTTCCACTCGCGTTGCGCGCGGGCCTTGTCTTTCCAGGCAGGAATCAGCTCGGGCAGCTGGCGGGCGAATTCCTGTCGCTCGCGCTGCCACTCGGCGTGTTGTTCCTGCTGTCGGTGCTGTTCCCGGCGCTGCCATTCGGCACCGAGGGCTTGCAGCTTTTCGCTGTGCGCCTTGAACTGGCGCTCCTGCCGCATGTATTCGACGACATCCGTATCCAGCAGGGCCGGATCGGGCGGGGGCGGCGCACTCTGCTGGAGCAGCATCCCCAGCAGGTTGATCCCCTGGTCGTACTTCGCGCTTTTCTCGCGGTACTGCTGCTGATCCGCCTCTACCTGCTTGCGGATCGTTGCAACTTCCTGCGTCTTGCGCGTGTAGTCCTGCTGACGAAGCAGAGCGGACTTCAACTCCGGCGGGAGCTGATAAGTCTTGCCTTCGTACTCGACGGTTTCGAGCGTGGCCTTCTCAGGCTGCTCGTCCTCGCCGGACTCGGCATCTTCGTGTTCGGACTCTTCCGATTGCTCGGGCGCTTCTTCTTCGCCTTGAGCCTCTTCCGCTTCCGGGGTGTCCTCTTCGGGTTCCAGAATGTCGGCAATTGCATTCACAGACTCATCGAGCCCCGTGGGGTTGTTCGATTCGGCGGGCATTTCCTTTCCTTCGGGCACAAAAAAACCGCCTTTCGGCGGTTCGGGGCGACTCCCTTGCGGGTTAGTCGATATTTCGTTTGGTCAGCTCGTCGGCCCAGCCTTGCAGCTCCTCCTGCACGCGGCGTAAGGCCCTCAGCTCCGCATGGCAGCGTTCGCGCTTGCCTTGCTCGTCCCAGGCGGTGTCTGCGATCTGGCGGAGCAGGGAACGCTCTACGTCCTCGCAGGCCGCTTGGAACTCAGGTTCGTTCAACAGCCAGCGTGCGCGGCGCGCGCGGGCGATCAGCTCATCCACCCGGATACCCCGGGACCGAGTACCCCGGCATCGGGATTGGCGTGGGCGACTGCTGGAACGGATTGCGTCCCGGGTTGAGCATCACCGGGACCATCTCGCCGTTCGGGCCGCGCGTGAACCCAAAGCTCGCCCACGGGCCGTAACCCTGCATCGGACCGCCCGGCAGGCCAATCGGCGCAGACGGTGGCAGACCGCCAGGAGAACCGCCCGGAGAACCCCCCGGAGGCGGTGGCATGTTCGCCCCGCCGGCAAACGGACCTCCGACAGGTTTCCGTCGGCATCCGACAGGCCGACCGCGAACTGGTTGGTGGCTCCCTCGACCACTTCGAGGGCATTCGTGAAGGTGATGATCGGAGGCCGCCCCGCGGTGCACGGCTGGCCGTCGCTCCCGTCCGGGGAACCGTCGTCATCGGTGTCGGGATCGAGCGGGTTCGTGCAGCCGGTCGCCACCTCGGCGCCGTCGTTCAATCCGTCGTCGTCCGAATCCGCATCGAACGGCCCGGTTCCACGCGCCGCTTCGGCGGCATTCGACAACCCGTCGCCGTCCGGATCGCCGAACGCGTTGTACTGGGCCAGCCGCGGCGCCGTGAAGATGCCGCAGGCCAGGGTCCCCCAGATTCCGGCCAGGCCGTGCGCCGACAGCGCGTGCTGCAGGTCGTCGCCCAGGCCGCGCAGGACCTGCAGCTCCAGGTCGCGGTCGTCGGCGCCGAGCTCGCGGTTGACCGCGATCGCGTGCGCCACGGAGCGCAGGTTGTGCGACCCGACCGCCACGCGCACGGCCGGACGGGCCTCGAGCAGCCGCCGCGTG